GCCATCGTGCCGCCCGGCGCGGGGCGCGTTCTGTTAGCGGCTGGCGGCAGTACGGATCGCCCGTTCCAGCCGTTCAATGTCCTTTTTCACGCCGCAGCCGTTATGCAACTGCAACGCACGCTTCAGGTGGTTTAATGCCAGTTCAGCCCTGCCCGTTTCGCGCAAGACGTACCCGGTGATCTTGTGCAGCTTGGCGCGCACCTGGTCGGGCATGTCTTCTGCGTCGGTGAGTTCCATGGTCTGCATGAGGTGGTCAATATTGACCGGCTCCCCGGCCTCATGGGCGCGGGTGGCAGACTCTGCGACGTCTTCTGCGATGAGGTACGGCGTGGAGCGCGCGAAATTGCCCGGCGGTGCCAGCTTGTGGCGCAACGCATAGCGGGCAATGTCCAGCGCGCCGGGGATGTCCCCGGCATCCAGTCGCCAGATCATGACCGTCATCAGAATGGCGTCCTGCGCGCCGTTACCTTCGGCCAGCACTCCGGCAACCCAGGGGGCATAGTCCGGCAGCAGTTGGCGCTTGAGTTCGGCCTTGCGCTCTTGTGAGCGTATCTGCTTGAGCTTTCGCTTATCTTCATAGAGTTTAAGCATCATCAGTTCGTAGCCGTTGGCATGGCGCAGCGGGTCATTTTTCCGCTGCGCGGCCTCGACCGCTGACTGGCGCATTAGGTGACGTCGGGCAGGGCTGGTCATGGTTATTTACCGCCTTTCGCTTTGTCGTCGGCCGGTGCCTCAACCGAGTCTTTCACCTCAGCATCAGCGACAGGCTCCGCTGGCGCGGCAGCGACTTTGACAGCCTTGACAATGGCACCGGCCAGCTCGGCGATATCATCTTTTTTTGGCTCCGCAGCTAACAGCTCGATGTTTTCCACCAGACAGCCGCATGCGTAATCCTCAACCACATAATCCTCGTTGATGGATTCATAGTTTTCGATGCGATCACGCTTAGAGTTTTCCAACATATGGCGGCGGTGCGTGTCTTCCTGCCAATAAATCGACAAGTTATCCATGCGGGTGATCAACAGCGCATCCGCCGGGAAGTACGGCACGCGCACGGCTGGCAGGTTGCCGATACGCTTCTGACTGATAATCAGGTCAGCAGCCAGTGCTTCGGTGTTGGGCTGTTCCTGATTGACCAGAGGAAAATACTTGTCGGCCAGCAACTGGCGACCGCAGATCACCACCAGTTCCGGGTCTTCCTGATACCACGGCGCGATCAGGGTGTTGGTGGCATCCATCACCAGCGCATCGAGATTAGCGTAATCGCCACCGGCACCCACACGGACCTTTTCAGACACCACGCTGCCATCTTCGGCAACCACTTTATTCATCACTCGGCTCGGCGCATTCTCGCGGTATTTCTGCAACCAGCCCGGCGCAATATCCTGCAAAAGCGGGAACTTGACGCGGTTGGAGGTTTTCGCGCGGTGCGTGCCATTAAAGCCGATCATGATGCGGTCAAGGGATTGGCGTTTTACGATGGCATCGCGTAAGCGGGTCTGGAAGTCCTGATAACGCGCCCACAGGTCAAGGGTGTTGTAGCGGATGTGGAAATCATAGTTCACCTGCTGGCAGAAATAACCCTCCGCATCCAGCGTGGCAAAATCAGCGGTTTCGCGCTCATCGCCGCCAGCGGTGTCAGTGGTGCTGGCGATGGAGCCGCTAACATCCAGCCCGATTTTTTCCCCTTTCATATCCCGCACCGGCAAGATATTGATGCGGGTCAGGAACGTGGAGGAATCCTGTACGCGGGTCATAATGGTCTGCGTGACAGACGGCTCTACGCTGAATTTCTTATCCAGATCGCCGGTATCAACGCCGTTCAGCTCGGCAACGCGGGACATAAAAGCATTAAATTTAAAACGAGTTTGCTTGCGCATTTTTATTCCTGTTTTTATTCGGTTTTATCGGGTGTGACTGCCTTAGCAGTCGGTCATCACGTCCTGCGCACCGTTGCCGCCGGTGGCATCCGGGCGGGTCGGCTGGCTAAAACTTTCGGTGTTGGAAAGCTGCGCTTTCAGCTCACTGAAAGCACTGTGGCCGGTTTCTACCTGTTGCTTGAGTCCGGCGATCTCTTCATTGAGCGTGGTGGTAGTCTGGGTAAAACGCACTTCCGCTTCCTGCAACTGCTCGGCCACGGTCATCACGGCACCTTCCACCTCAGCAAATCGCACATCGTCGCCAGCCTGCTTGCGGGTAAACATCGCTTTAATGCGGGCAGAGAATGAGGATTCAGGGTCAGCGGCAGGCTCAAAATCAAAATGGACTTCCAGCGGTGCGGAAAACTCGACGTCATCGTGGCGGCGGCTGAATTCCAGCATGTCAGTGCCGAGGCTGGCCGGGTCATCGGTGACGGCCAACCCAATCAGGTAGGATTTGCCGGTCTTGGCAAAGTCGCGGCGGATCTCCATTGAGGTGTAAACCTTTTGGCCTGCGCCAACCATCGACACCAGATCGGCGGTCGGGGCCAGACTGGCATACAGCGCCCACTTGCCGTGTAACAGCGGTTCCCCCGGCTCATCGATTTTCTCGGCTTTCAGCTCAACGACACCGCCATAACGGCGGAAATAGCCATCGGGCAAAATGCCCTTGATGTGTTCCATGTTGATGCGAGCGCCGAACACCTTCGGGCTGTAGCTCGCAGCCATCTGCTGAATATCCGTCGCGCCGATCTCGCGGCCATCAACGGTGTCGCCTTCAACGCCGATGCGGAAAAACTTAGAAACTTTCTTTGCCATGTAAACGGCTCCAGTTGTGGTGGTTGGGTTCGGGGCCAGTTTCAGGGGAATGGCGTCACGTCTCAACGCGTTGCGGTTGGAAGATCTGAGGCACAACAAGGGCTTAATGCGAGTCGTTCGGCGCTTCCGTAGCCTTGGCAACATGAACACGACACCGACGACAACCATCATCAGCGATCCGCGCCGCCAGGCTGCCTTGCTCTACTGGCAGGGCTTCTCTGTGCGCCAAATTGCGGAAATGCTGAATGCCAAGGCACCGACCGTGCAGAGCTGGAAGCTGCGCGATAAATGGGACGCTATCGCGCCCATTTCCCGCGTGGAACAGAGCATGGAAGCGCGGTTAATTCAGCTCATCATGAAAACGCAAAAGGAGGGTATCGACTTTAAAGAAATTGACCTGCTCGGCCGCCAGATTGAACGGCTGGCGCGGGTTAACCGCTATTCAATGAGCTGCAACGAGGCGGATTTAAACCCGAACGTCGCCAACCGTAACAAAGGCGAACGTAAGCCCGTAGAGCGCAACCTGTTCAGTGAAGCTGCCATTGCCAAGCTTAACGATATTTTTCTGGGGGATTGCTTCGAATATCAGCGCGGCTGGCACCGTGCCGGGATGCAACACCGCATCCGCAATATCCTGAAATCGCGCCAGATTGGCGCAACCTTCTATTTTGCCCGTGAGGCATTAATGGATGCGCTGACCACCGGCCGCAATCAAATCTTCTTATCGGCCAGTAAGGCGCAGGCGCATGTCTTCCGCAACTACATCATTGATTTTGCTCGACAGGTTGATGTTGACCTGAAAGGCGATCCCATGGTGTTACCGAACGGGGCACGCCTGATATTCCTTGGCACCAACGTGCGCACCGCGCAGAGCTACACCGGCAATCTCTACTTGGATGAATATTTTTGGATCCCGAAATTCCAGGAGCTGCGCAAAGTCGCCAGCGGGATGTCACTGCACAAGAAATGGCGCACAACCTACTTTTCCACGCCATCCAGTCTGGCGCATTCGGCTTACCCGTTCTGGTCAGGTGAGCTGTTCAACAAAGGTCGCCGCAGTAAGAACGACCACATTCAGCTCGACCTCAGTCACAGCCATCTGGCAAAAGGTGTGCTGTGTGGGGATGGGCAGTGGCGGCAAATTGTCACGGTAGAAGATGCGCTGACCGGCGGCTGTAACCTGTTTGACCTTAATCAGCTGTCCCTTGAGTACGCGCCAAGTGAGTATCAAAACTTGCTGATGTGTGAATTTGTGGACGATACCGCGTCGGTGTTCCCGTTCGCCGAGCTGCAAGGCTGCATGGTCGACACGCTGGAAGAGTGGGAGGACGTCAACCCCTACGCAGTGCGGCCGTTTGGCTATCGTCCGGTGTGGATT